TTGAGGTGCCACCTGCCACCAGTGGAAGGTAGAATAACATTATCTACCTTCCAGTGGCAGTCACATGTTCCGCTTCGCTGCTCGATATGGCCTTCTTACATACCCCCAGTGCGGAGACCTCGATCCTTGGGCGATCGTTGAAATGCTTGGAAGACTTGGAGCTGAGTGTATCGTTGGACGAGAAAGTCACCAAGACGGAGGAGTTCACCTCCATGCTTTCTTCATGTTCGAATCGAAGTTTGAGTCACGAAATGTCCGTATATTCGATGTGGACGGAATGCACCCAAATGTCGTACGCGGCTACAGCACACCGGAAAAGGGTTACGCTTATGCGATCAAGGACGGAGACTTTGTTGCAGGAGGACTCGGAATGGAATCGATCCGAAGGCCGGTTTCTGAATCTAGGTCTGTCTGGGATGAAATTGTCCTGGCGGGATCTAGAGAGGAATTTTTTGAGGCTTGCGCGCGCCTGGCTCCAAGGGCACTTTGCTGCTCCTTTACCTCTCTCAACTGCTACGCAGACTGGAAATATCGACCCGAGCCCGTGCCGTACGAACACCCTGGTAACGTTTCGCTGTCTACAGCAAATTTTCCAGAGCTCGCTGCTTGGGTATCACACAACTTGGAGGGACTTGAACATCCCGGTAAGTGCCCGCCTTCGGCGGAGGAACAGATATTGGCTATCTTTTTGCCGACGCTATGCTACGGCTAGTCGCGCGCTCGCTCCGCCGCGCGGACGCCTCGATGTGTGTATGTGTGCTGACGTTAGTAGGAAGACGACGATCACTAGTCCTATACGGGCCGACACGACTAGGGAAGACCCTGTGGGCCCGCAGTCTAGGCAGACACGCTTATTTTGGAGGACTCTTCTCGCTAGACGAGGACGTATCAGACGTCGACTATGCCGTTTTCGACGATATGCAGGGAGGGATTAAATTCTTTCATTCATACAAGTTTTGGTTGGGGGCACAGTCACAATTCTATGCGACTGATAAGTACAAGGGTAAGCGATTGATTGATTGGGGCAAGCCCAGTATTTACATAAGCAACAACAATCCGTTGGAGGATGAAGGAGTGGACCATGATTGGATGCTGGGGAACTGTGACTTCGTGGAAATCACGGAATCACTTCTCGTGCCAGAAGAAAGTGGCTTCAGGAGTGAAGGTTAGAGTAGACTGATCATCGTTAATGCCATGTTTCCGGAAAATGTCCACTACGTAGTAGTTTCCCATTCCTGGGCGCCCAGAAACTGACACTGCCGAGTCTACCATGCGCTCACCGGTTTGTTCACCGGCGTAAACGATGTTGTGCCCCATGTTGTGCCACAAATTGAAAGTGAAAATATTGCCGGCTTGGTTTTGGGAACGGAGGACGCGGGTCTTGTCATACTTGATTGAGAAATGCTTCCGGGACAAGGGCGCATTAAGGGCGGACAGCCAATCAACATTGCGTTCGCCCTCAAACAACTCATCGTTGAGGTACTCGGAATCAGACTGAGCCCTGAGGAGACGGACCCTGCCGTTACTGGTCCTTCGGAAGTAGGCGGAAGTGTCGGGGTCTGCCTCGCCGAAGTCATCCTTGCTAGTGAAGCAAATACGACGCCAATGCCAGGGGGCCGCATTATTGGTTTCCAGGGTGATCTTCTCCTTTAGGCCCCGAGCGAAGACAGTTTCGGAAGTTCGCAGGGATGTGTCTAGCTTTGACCCACGCTGACCGTCGGAATTCTCGCCGGGTCTGCCCGTAGCGTTCCAGACATAGATGAACTCGCTAGGGATAGAAGTGTTCCCGACCGGGAAACGCATGATAGCTCCACCCAAGGTGTACGTGGTCGCGAAGGGGTTGTCAAACGTGGTGTTGGAGTACGCCAACATATTATCACGTTTTTTTTGACTTGTCTTGTTCAAGACCGTTCTTGTTGACATCCTGCGTCTGCCATACGTTCTCCTTCGAGTATACGTCTTTCGCCGATACGAACGGCGAGAAGAGCCAGCTCTTTTGCGACGGGTGGTAGTACGCCGGTAGCTTCTTCGCCCGTACGCCATGAATGCAGTTGCTACAGTGTGTGTTGTGCTCGGGACAATAATGGGGCCGACTGGCGGGGTTAACGGGCTTATCGGAGATAAAAGCGGGGTTAGGGGGAGTTAAGTAAACGCCGGAGCAATGAGGGCACGACATGATGGGCGGTGAGAGGGGGAGGCCGCCCATATTTATA